CTGCATAACATAACAAACAATGTTATCACCTCTATTTTTAAAGCCTAGTCGCTTGCGTAGGCTGGGGGAGTTTATCTCAACGGAGCCGAATTCGACACAAATTTTTATGGCAATAACCATAATCTTGATGTTCATTCTTCGCACCCCCCGGCATTGTACTTTATCATGTGTAATTACATATGATATCACAATAATACTTATAGCACTTTGTATCAACATTTTCAAACCAACCCTTTGCGTTACAGTTTTTACGAATATTATCGTTCAACTATATCATCTAGTGCAGAAATTAAACGCTTATCTGCCTTACTTTGATATTAAACAAATATATTCAACACAACTTGCATATAGTCAATATGCCTTGCAGGAAATGGTTCCTTACATTGCGAAATTTCTTTACGGGGGTAAAGAATACAACAACATACACCTCACTTCCCAAGAGATGCTCTGGCACGGGTTGAAGGAGATTCAAATCATTGGTAAGGTCAGTAGTATTACTACTGCCCCACACAACTACATGGTTCAATCGAACGATGCAGAATTCGAGTCCACAACTGAGACTTTACTAGACCAACATGATCGTTTTAACGGTCTTGATGTTCCTGACCTTCCTAAAGGTCGTAGTTCTCAGAAACAGTTAACAAAACAGAAATATGCTGATCGCAAGATTTCCAAAAAACTTGGACGATCCGATCGTGGCGTAGCATTGGTTGCTCATAATCATGCTACCATTTCACCCGATGAAGCATCTTTAATAGATAAAGCTGATAGGAAATATCTAGATAAGATAATAACTATTCAGATGCAACTGGCATCTAATCCCAAATTAGATCCAGCAAAATTGAAAGATATCATCTGTCGAGAGAAATTGACAGGTCCCGTCTTTGAAGAATATGAATATGAAAAGGTAGAACTAAATGAGGGATTATCAAACCTTCTATGGGAAAATGTTCCCGACTACTTATACAATATGAGAATAATGCGATACAAGTGTGCAAACGAATCCGAGCGAGCTGTTCAATCAGAGTTTCAAAAGTTGCTTTCAGCTGTATCCGATTTTAATATCAATAGTGCTTCTAGATCAGAAATTCACTCATTAAAGAAGCTTTTAATATTCATATACTCAAAATGCAGTCCTGCAATGAGAATTGATGAGAAAGAACACGATTTTCAATTATTTCATTATAAATTTTGGAAACATCCAGAATTACGATTTCCCAATGTGGATCCAGCTCATTTCGTTGGTAAAGTCACTTCACGTAAAGTAACTTTACCTCTTTTTGAGCATAATTGTGATAATACTCAAACGAACATTTTATTTGACATGCTCAAATTAATGGACGCAACAGCTAAGCGGATGACACCGATTAAAATTAAAAGTCTGTGTCGTGATGCTATGAAGAACAAACAAGATCCTGTCGAAATTGTGACACATCAGTGCCCAATTTGGACTGAGAAGGATTTTATTGTTGATAATACTGAGAATAATACACCATTCACTAATAAGCTTCTTAGAAAGCTATCGTGGATGGTTCCATATATACCTAGTAAGTGGTTGACATATCATATTTGTGTCGATGACCCGAAAGCGAAATCATTACGCGTTAAGTACCAACGATACTTCACGTGGTTACGTTCTATGGTTGTAAATCTGCGTGATAGCCTTATATCATTTGCCGAGGTTTACCAACAAATTGGAGCTTTACCAAATTATGAGAAAGCCACTTATAGAAAATCTATCAAGAATTCTTTTGAACGTATTATGCAAACACCAGATGTACAAACTATGTATATGATGGGTGCATCTAAAGAATCTGTTACAGAACATATTTTTCAGAAACACATGCGTGATATTAAAGCAAAAGTTTTAAAGACCGATTTGCTATTAGAGATTAAAAATACTCGTAAAATATCAGGAAAACTGATGTTAGCGAGACAGCGAGATGACAAGCGTGAAGTTCAAGAATTTGATTGTTACCGAGATGAGGTTCAATCTAATGACTTATATTGGGAAACTGACAAAGAATTGTTTATGAGAGAATCCATTGGATTATTACTCATGGCTTATGTATTCTTTGTTGTGTATCTCTTATATTGTCTTAATATTTTATGGATGCCTATGTTTGATGAACGTTTTTGGCACATATTTGCTGCTTTTCGTCGGCTTTTTAGAGACACCACCACGGTGCAAGCTAAACCCGAGACTAAGTGGGGAATTTATGTAATGCAGTGCTGTTATTTCTTAGTGGTAGATAATTATCTAGATCTAGGTTTAACTCGTATGGCACGCATTTTTATTCACTATATGTATGGTCGATTTCAAGCCTTTTTATCTGGTTTGTATTGGCTATTGTGGCTAAGAAGACAGCGCGAATATGTATCCAACAGTATACCTAGTTATATTGCATCATCAATTACTGATGTGTCCAACTTTATGACTAATACTAACACTGTTATGGCCCCCCATACAGTGATATTCCTTACTGAACTTAATGCTTGTATTAATGTTGCTTACAGTTATGTTAGTAATGATATACCTGGTGCATTGAGACATGCATCATATTTAGCAATTACAAGAGCTAACATGTTGAAAGAGATCATAGTTGGTTATGGAGGTTCTAAAGCCCCCGACCCGAAATATAGTCTTATTCATCGTGGCAAAACTGTTCTTGTGTCAATGGATCAATATTTAACATATACCTCACTTACACTTAATACAAGTATTAAAGACAAAACTGTTGTCCTTGATGCATATTTTGCCTCTCTCCATAAAGACGAGACACAAGCTGTTGGAGACACATTTGCATGGTTTAAACCTATAAGTCAGTTTGCTAGTATGATGACATTTGGTGATATGACTGAGAAAGACATTCGTGATGCAAATGCACAGTATCAATACCTTAATCACAAGAGCAAGTTTGTTAATGATTCATTAGCAACAACTCAAATGATTATTTCTGTGATTAGCCGATTCATATTTGGATTCGACCCTTTTGATGTGTCTTATCAACAGTTTGTGACCGATTGTTTAACAATCGTGTATTTTGTTGAACAGCACTATAAGAACCGTCGACTATTACAGGGTGATAAAGATTTGATGGAAAAGATCTTATCTTATGAACCTTTAGTTATGGCTATGATGCAGGACGCACGTATGGCAGTATTACCAAGTTACTTGCGTACACATATAGTCAGAAGGTTCAAAGAAATGGAAGTTTTGATACATGCTAGTCATAGTTTCTTACACGTCACTCATGTGCGTCAAACGCCTGTGTCTGTGTTTTTTACAGGTAAACCTGGTGTTGGAAAATCACAATCCATGGAATTTGCGAGGAAAATATTAAGTACTGTGCTCAAATATCCGCAAGGACCTGAGTCCAAGTATATATTTAATCCAGATAATGAATTTCATGAAGGTTATGTTTTCCAACCCTTTGTTTATTGTGATGACATGTTTAAACATTCAGATGTTAAAAAACGTGAAGTCGAATCAACAAACATGATTAACATGATTAACACCATACCATTTAACATGCCTATGGCATTTGAGTCTAAGGGACAAGTCAATTTTGACTCCCCTTGGGTCTTTAGTTCCACTAACTTTGCTAATAATGGTATTGTACAAACTCAATGGCAAATTGGATTAATTGATCCTCAAGCATTTTTGCGTCGCCTCCACCTAGTTTTACACAAGGATACACCAGCAGCGCGAGATGTTGGTGAAAACCTTTTCCGGATCGATAAGTGTGACGTTCAACCTGATCTTGTAGGGACTATGATACGCATGAAGGACGTACCCGAGTTACTCCTACGGACCAGAAAGTGGATTCATGATTATGAACAATTAGGGGCTATGTCGGAACTTGATATGCGTAATATTGTACCTAATCTTGATACTTTATATGATACTTACAAAACACCATCTGATGAAAAACGTTTGTTTAGACCCATTGATCAAGTTCAAAGTGGTAAACCCAAACGTGACTTTATAGATGAGATGTATGATGAGGAAGATGATGGCTTAATACCACCCGTATCTGATTCACCATGGTTTTCCCATAGTGAAGAAGAGGATGCCAGAGATGAAGAGATGTCTCGACGTATTTTGGAAGTTGGTTTACCTCAAAGGAAGCTATCCAACGATCAATACATAAACGAGATCCTCAACATCAAATGCACCGATTATGACCCAAATGACCCCAATACACCAAAGAAGATAAACTTTTACACTATGTTGTTCTATGCCATTATTATTATAACGACTATAGCTAGTGTTTATTACTTTTGGAGATCATATGAGACTCAATCACATTCGTATAAGGACGCCAGGGGTCGTAGGGCGAAAAAAGGGTATAATAATATACTAAATCAGCAAGCTATGGCTCGAACTGTTAGAGCGATGAAAGTTGGTTCAGTTGACAAGACACAAAGCAATGATACCAATTATATGCTATCACTTGTCAATCGAGTTTCTCGTTGCGTAGTAGTTTTTACTGCAGGTGCATTCGATGATGACGGGTATATTGAAAAATCTGGGAATGAAACCGAAGGCTTTCATTATGCCAATGGAGTTTTCTGTACACCTGCACACCTTATCACCAAGTATAATGACTATCCTGGTTGCTACATTAAGATAACTGTTAAACATATGGGTGGACATCATACAGTAACATCCCCTATTATCTATCGTTTAGATGGGGAGGATATGTGCTTTTTCAGAATTGAAGGTATGACCCAATTACCTGCTAGTCTACGCAAGTATGTTTGGCAGGAAAAGGATGTTTTCCCAATTGAAGAAGGTACACCTATGAATCTATTATCTTTAACCTGTGATTTGGAACCTAATGTTAAGCCCGTCACTAAGGCGAAACAATGTGGCCCACTAGAATATAATGATAAACAAGGGAATTTGTTTCAGGTGAATTTTTGTATAAATTACTATGAGCGGACTCATCAAGGTGAATCAGGATCATTGGTTGCAATATGTGGCCAGCAAGGTCAAGTTAAGATCACGGGTTTCCATGTGTGTTTGAGAGAGTCATTTTCTCAAAAGAACTTTGGTTTTGCCTTAGCATTTACACGAGAGGGTTTAGATAAGATATTGGAAGAAGCTGGTATGCTAGACATTAGCACTGTTCAATCCAGACATTCGGAAATACCTTTCGAACCACTTCGAATCGTACCAGATAATGAGGCACATTATCCTCCAGTTCGTAATACTATTCGTGAGACACAAATGTTTGAATGGGCAGGACCTGCAACTTGTGCACCTGTCAGGTTAACACCTTTTGTTAATTCAGATGGTGATCTTATTGATCCCTTATTGTTGTCACTCGAAAAAGTTCGCACTGTCCATACACCTGAAACACCTATGCCCGAAACATGCCTAGATTATTTGTTGCACATATATCCTCCACCATTGGAAGGATCTGGTGTGTTAACTTGGGACGAATCTTTGTCAGGCATACCTGGTACTGACATTTTATCAATTAATGTTGGTACATCAGCGGGTTATCCTGGGAATCTTAAACACAAAAAAGGTAAATCCTATTTTATTCAGGTAGATGGAGATAAATTCTCCTATGAACCTGAATTCCTTGAGGAGCTCATACTTTTAGAGCAATCCCTACTGCAAGGTGAACAAATTGAGGTTATTTGGGCTTTAGCATTAAAGCTTGAGTTGAGACCAATTGCTAAGGTGCTTGCTGGAAAGACACGATCTTTTCAAATTTGTCCAGTGCATTATTTGATCTTAGGTCGGCGTTATTTTGGACGTTGCTTGGCGGCTATAAAGGCAGCCGCTGGTGATGCACCATGTGCTGTCGGTCTCAATGTACACTCACCACATTGGACGAGTTTGTATCACCGGTTGAATTCAACAGCTGGTTCCGTTATTGCAGGGGATTTCGAGAATTGGGATGGGTCGATTTGTAAATTTGTAGCTCTGATTGTCGTTAAGTTTTTTAATAAATGGTATGATGATGGACCGCAAAATGCAACTGTTAGAGATTTACTCTGTCAGCATTTATATGAGGCTGTCCATATATGTTATAATACTATTTACCAAACATGTGGGTCTGGACCTACTGGTAACTTTATGACATCAGAATGGAACTCTTTAGTTCAGATCACGGAGAACTACACCATTTTAACTGAGGATTTTAAGTTGAAAGTTGGTGAGTTTGAGATGGTTGTGTATGGTGATGATAATATCATAACAACTAAGACGAAGGGTCTTAGGTGTTCTGATTTTGCTGTACACTATAAGCGGCGCTTTAATCAAATATATACCCATTTTACTAAGACAGCAGTCGACCCCTATGACACATTGGAAACAGTGAGTTTTATTGGTCGTAAGTTTGTAGTAGATGAAAATGGTATGTATCGAGCTCCATTAGAACATGAAACCATCAATGAGATGTGTTACTGGAATAAGGGGGCCATATCGGATGAAATACAATTATTAACATCAGTGGATACTATGTTTGCCGAGTGGGCACATTACCCTAAGGATGTTTGGGCAGCACGTTGTGTTGCACTATTGAGAGCGGTGCATAAGTTTTACCCACAAATGTACGATGCAGTTCGTTCAAAGAGGTTAATGTATTCAATGTATATTGACCGAATGTACTATAGTGGAAACTCAAAAATAGAGTATAAAATACAGTCGAAAGACGTTAAATTTATTGAAGGAAATTTTAAACCTGTTGAGGAGAACCAAGCAGGCGATACTGATCGTGCTGTCAAAGAATCTATTCCAACCGAATATGATCAATTGGGTGCATTGCAAGATGTTGCCCCCATTACTGAGACTATGATAACCACCAATGGTATTCAAGAGCCTCAAAATGCCCCAAATATGGAGACTTTTGATTTCGAAAAATCTCTAGATCGTGCATTTCAAGTTGCTGCTATAACATGTACTACAACCCAAGCTGCGGGTACATTGTTACAACAATTTGATTTGCCTGCAATTTTGTTTGCCGAAACATACATATCCCAGAAGTTGAATGATTTTAATGCATTCACATGCTCTGGGGTGGAGTTCAGTTTTCGAATGACATCATCGCGTACTTATTATGGTAAGTTTATGGCTGTGTTTTATCCCTTCCAAAAGTATTATGCTGTGGAAGGAGATGCTACAGAGCAGTGGACCCCTCCAACAAATATTTATCATATAACTGGCCATCCACATATTCTCTTTTCGGCATCTAGTTCTGATGTTGTCACATGGCGTTTACCATTCGTGACTCCATTCAGATATTTGGATTTAGCCAAATATGGTGATTCAGAGATTGGGCTTGTACGTGTTTATGTTATGGATCCTCTTACCAACACCGTTGACGCAACTGCCCATGCCACAATTTTAACGACAGCTCGTTTTATTGATGCAAAGGTTTGGTTACCGACTGACACTGTTTTTGGAGTTTCTCTTATGGCTCGCCGACAAATGACAAGTGAGCAGTTTGATGAGGCCAAGCAAAATTTGAAATCTGGGGCTACCAAACCTGATATCCGTGTCAATGGTTCACATCGATTTACTATTCAAAGTAAGAGTGTGAACTATCAGAGAACAACCAAAAACAAAGAAGGAGCGAAGAAAGCAATGTCAGTTACAGCTGATAAGGAAGTTTTCAATCCAGTCAAGTCATTTGTTGACACAGTTAAGCTTGTAGGTAATACTATGGGCAATGTAGCAACTAATGTTATTCAGGGTGTTATGGTTGGTGCTATTCTTGGTTTGTCTAAACCTACCACGACAAACTACGCCACCATAACAACACCAAACCCCAATTTCAATACAAACAATGGCAATGGTATATCCACTGTCATGAAAACAGCCCTTGACAGTGAGAACACGATTTCTGTGACACCTAACGTTGGTGGTATTTCTGCTGATGAGATGACAATCGCAATGATAGCAACCACACCATCATTGGTTGCAAAGACGACACTGACACCAAGTTCACCTGCGCGTGATATTATGTCAACTGGTATTGATATCAATTTTACATTTTGTGATCATTTAAAAATGATGCATTATTATTGGTATGGATCTCATAAATGCAAAGTGTATATTACTGCATCCATCTTTCATGATGTGAGGTTGGTTTTTTATCTTGCACGAGATGTTGCGGCTGACTGGATGGTTTGTTATCACAAAATTGTGGAGATTCAAGGCGACACTGATGTTGAAATGACAATACCATATTGTGCTCAGGGTATTGCCACACCCACAGTGACAAATGAACCACCCTATACTTTGTTTGTGAAGATTCTTACTTGGTCGCAAAATGATTTCGATATCGTTTTACCAATTTATCTTAACACATACAAAGCGGCCGCAAGTGACTTTCAAGTTGGAGCACCTAAGGATGTACGCTATGTTGTCCAGAGTAATCCTCGAGTTGATTTTAATCAAGATTTCGAGGCGTTACATCCATCTATGACGGGTTATGGTCAGGACGGTTTAATTTTTGGAGAAAAGATTGATACTCTGCGGACTTTGGTTCACAGACTTCATCCTATCCAAACAATGAGTCTACCAGATGCCGAACCCATCGTTAGAACGTCGGTTGTTTCAGGTACAAATTGTGTTGGTCTATCACTTTATAGACTATTTTACAGATTCTGGAGAGGATCTGTGAGATTTAAAGCTATGCGTAAAAAAGACGCTGCTACTTACAGTACGGGATTATCTTTTACAGAGTATGACTCGCTAATAGCTTATACCAATGGTATATCCTTGCCAGCACCAGGTCTCAATTTTGTAGAAGGGGAGATCCCTTACTATTCACCAGTGTTGTTTGACAACACACAAAGCCCCCCCATGGTTCCTCGATATTATGCCACAGATAATACCGATAGAACCTACATGCTCAAGAGTGGAGGAGATGATTTTTCTTTCCATTGGCTGATCCTACCACTAGGTGGCCGTTACGAGTATAACACAGGCAGTGATGAAATGGGTTATGCGGGCTTG